GCCGGAACAGGCGGCACTGAACGCGAAAAAAGGGCAGCGGGATCGCGAACAGCCTGCACACGCAGCGCCTGGCCGTGGACTTTAACCTGTTCATTAACGGCCGGTACCAGGACAAAAGCGAAGCGTATCTGCCGCTGGGTGAATACTGGGAGTCGCTGGGCGGCAGCTGGGGCGGGCGTTTTAAGTCCAACCCGGACGGCAACCATTTCAGCCTGGAACACAACGGGGTGCGCTGATGACAACTGGCCAGTGGTTGATTGTGGTTGCGGTGGCGTTCGTCTGGGGCTGGCTTACCGCTGACTGGCGGCGTGACAGTCTGGAATTATCGATCTCCACGGCGGCAACGGCGGCGGCAAATAAAACCCGCGCCACCACGCAGACCATTGCCAGCGAGTCAGCGCGCAGTCTGGAAAACAAACTGGAGGCGCTGGCCAATGCGCAGCCGCGTGAAATTCGCACCGAAATGGTTAAGCCGGTTTTTACTAACGTGTGCGTGTCTGATGAGTTTGTCAGCATGTTCAACGAAGCCGCAGCCAGAGCCGGGCGTGCCCTATCAGGAAAACCTCAAAACAAAGTGCCCGGAGGAACTGCCGCGCCTTGAGGGAGTCACCGGGGCATTAGTCGCCGGAGCGTTACTTAATTATCAGGATTTATATTCCGTCTGCGCGGCGCGACATAACACGCTCGTGGATGAAATTAACCAGAGAGAGAAATTAAATGAGCGAGAAAATTAAATTAGCTATTGCAGGTGTTGAGCTGGTCTTTGAGCCAAACGTGACCGCCTATAACAAGTTCATTAATGATATGTCGATGGATAACAAAGTTGCCCCGGCTGTCAGTTATTTAAAACGTATCGTGGCAACGGAAAGTAAGGCGGCGCTGGAAGACTTTATTACCCGTCCGGGTGTGCCGCTGCAACTGGTTGCGAAAGTAAATGAGATTTACGCGCCTGAACTGGAAATCGAAGTAAAAAACTAACGGCGCGAGTCCATGCGATTGAATCAAATGGACTCAGCCAGTACGTAATATTACGCCGCCATTACCTCCCCCACGGGGAAGATAATATTGATGATATCGCCGCTGCCGTCTGGCTGGATAACCGCTACTGGGAAAATATGAAAGTAGCGGTGGCCAGTGGAATAGGAACCGCGTTTAAAGGCTCATAATGAGACAACTGGATTTTACATTAAGCCTTATCGACAAATTAACGCGCCCGTTAAAACAGGCGCAGACGTCGGTGACGGATTTTGCAGATAAATCAAAGGATGCGTTTAAACGTATTGGCGTGGGCGCGCTGGCCATGTGGGGCGTCGCGCAGACGGTGCGCGGCGCACTCTCCCCGGCTATTGAAATGTTTGATGCGCTTAACGAGGCCTCGGCGCGGGGTATCGACAGCACGGCACTGGAAACTGTCCGGCGTGATGCGCTGCTGTTCAGCGCCACTTACGGGGCAAGCGCCATCGAGTTCGTTAACTCCACGGCGCAGATTAACGGGGCAATTGATGGTCTGACGGCGACAGAGCTGCCGAAGATGACCAAAGTGGCCAATACCCTGGCCTTTGCGATGAAAGCCACCTCTCAGGATACCTCTGAGTTTATGGGGCAGATGTTCGCCAACTTTAAAAGTGATGCTGACCGCCTGGGCAAGGTGCAGTTTGCCGAGCAGCTGGCAGGCAAAATGACGGTGATGCGCCAGCGGTTCGGCGCGGAAATGGGGTTGATTAAAGACCTGATGGAAGGCGCGCGCGGTGTCGGGAATAACTTCAATATCGGGATCGATGAGCAGCTGGCCGTGCTGGGGCAACTGAGCCGCAGCCTGGGATCTGAGGCCAGCGGTGCCTATGAGTCGTTTATGAACAGCGCGGTGGACGGCGCTAAAAAGCTGGGGCTGTCCTTCCAGGATGCGCAGGGGAATATGCTCTCGATGCCGGACATGCTCATTAAGTTGCAGGGCAAATACGGAAAGAGCCTGGAAGGAAACCTTAAGGCGCAGAAAGAACTGGATGACGCGTTCGGTGACAGTTCGGCGGTGGTGAAGCAGCTGTACGGCAATATTGATTCGCTGCAGCGCAACATCACTGAGCTGGGCGGCTCTGACGGTCTGAAACGTACCCAGGAAATGGCTGCGAAAATGGTCAAACCGTGGGACAGGTTTGTGGCCATCCTGAATGCCGCGCAGACCGTAATTGGCCTGACGCTGCTGCCCGTGCTGTATCCGCTGCTGAACAGGTTGGCCGATATGGGTGCCACCTTCGTGAAGTGGATGCAGATGTTTCCCAATATCGCCCGCGTTGTGGGGTATGTGACGCTGGCAGTGTTAAGCATGGCCGCTGCCGGCGCGCTGGCCAATATCGTGATGGGTGTGTCGTTCTTCGTGATGACAGGCTTGCGCGGTATCTGGGCGGCGCTGACATCCGTCACGAAGATTTATACCGCTGCGGTCTGGTTATCCACGAAGGCCGTCGCTGTGTGGAACGCCGGGCTGGCTGTTCTGCGCGGTGCACTGCTGGCCGTCCGCATGGCGGCGGTAATGGCCGGGATCGGCATCAACCTGATGAGCTGGCCGGTACTGCTGATCATCGGCGCGATTGCCCTGCTGGTTGCCGGATGCTGGTTGCTGATTAAGAACTGGGAAGCCATCAAAGGGGCGGTAATGAACACCGCAGCGTTTAAAGTGCTGGCCGAAGCTGTGGTCTGGGTGGCCGGGGTGTTCCAGAGTGCCTGGCAGTCAATTGCCGATGGCTGGAATAGTTTTGTGGCGCTGCTTACCGGCTTTTCACCGCTGGATTCACTGGCGGGAATGGCGAGCGGTATCGTGGGCTTATTCGATAATGTCTGGAATACCATCAAGGCAACGTTCTTAAATTCATGGAATTGGATTGTAGAAAAGCTGAATAAAATTCCGGGCGTGAATATTTCCCTTACTGGAGAAAATGGTGAACAGCCAATAACGCAAAATACGTTATCCACGGGCGGGAAATTAACGGGCGTTGATAAAGGTGGTATCAGCAAAACAATTAACAGCAACGCCAAATCTGTTACCGACCAGAGTAAGCATTACGGCCAGGTAAATATTTATCCGAAGGAAGCAATGACGCCTGGACAACTTGCGGAATGGAGCGAACTGCAATGAGTGAGCTTTTATATATTGATTTACTGATTGAGGGTCGGAATTTCGTTCTTAACTCCGGTAATGAACCAGTCCTTTGCAATAACAAACAAAGTATTGGGCAGGATATAGTGCATTCAATTCTGGAAAGCGGTCTTGCTACTGAATTAATTGCTGAACGCAGTCCGACCATGCGCGGAGATATTTTAACCCGGCTGGAATTACTTATTGAAAGCGATGAGCGAATAGAGCCGGGAACGGTGGTAATCACAGAGGAAAGCGCAAAGCGCCTGTGGATCACTGCGGGTACATGGGATTTTGGTTCGGTATCGGTTAGGGCGGAATTATGACAACGAAGCCGGATGTTGATTTTAACGAAGTGGTGAAGAAAAGCGGAATGCCGACCACGGCGGAGGAGCTGCGCACGCAGTTCAACGCCATCGCGGCAGAAGAGGGGCTGATTACCAATACCTCCCGTATGTCGCCCTTCTGGCGGCTGATCACTGCCATCGTGACCACGCCCGTTCTGTGGCTCAAAGACGTCCTGGTATCCACGGTGCTGGCGAATATGTTCGTGGCCACGGCATCCGGTCAGCTGCTGCGCCTGCTGGCGTGGGCGGTGAACGTGACGCCGAAACCCGCCGTTGCCGCCCAGGGGGTCATTCGTTTTTACAAAATGGATGCCCGCGCCGTGGTCACGGTGAAGGCGGGAACGCGTATCCAGACTGAGCGCATTAACGGAGTGGTGTACGAGCTGGACACCACGGCGGACTTTACCATTACTGCCGATATGGCCAGCGCCCTGATCCCGGTAACAGCTTCCGCCACGGGCGGCGCATGGAACCTTGCGCCGGGCTATTACCGTATTTTGCCTGTGGCCGTGGCGGGTATCAGTCGTGTGGTGAACGAGGATGAATGGCTGACCACGCCGGGCGCGGATGAAGAGAGCGATGACGAGCTGCGTGAACGCTGCCGGAATCAGTTCAATCTGGTGGGCAATTACCACACTGACGCGGTGTACCGCTCAATGATTGCCAGTGTGGCCGGACTGAGCATCGACCGCATTTATTTTGAGCATGACGCACCGCGGGGGCCAGGTACGGCAAACGCCTATCTGTTACTTGATACGGGCGTGATTTCTCAGCCGTTTATTGACGCAGTGAATGACCACATCACCGGACAGGGGCACCACGGACATGGCGATGATATGCAGTGTTTTCCCATGCCGGAAACCCTGCATCAGCTGACTGTGATCGTGTACGTGGAGAACCTGGCGAATCTTGCTGTGGATGAATACACCGCCCTGCAATCGGGCGTTGAAAACCTGATCCGCAGCGCGTTCCGGGAAAACAGTGATTTTGACGTGAAACGCACCTGGCCGTATGACCGGTTTTCATTTTCAAACCTTGGGCGGGAGCTGCACAAAGCCTACGCCGTGATCGACTCTCTGGCGTTTTCGCTGACCGATATCGTCAGCGATCTGAATGTCCCGCGTTTGTCCAATCTGACCGTGGAGCTGAAGGATGCCTGATTTTCTGAAAAAGCTGGCGTCACTGGCGCTGCCGTTCTGGATGAACGAAGGGGAGCCGAAAAAGCTGCTTGCCGCCGCCCGGCGATTCTGGGCGCGGGTATATGGCTGGATCACCTGGCCAGTTAACCAGTTTGATCCGCTGACCTGCAATGAGTCACTGCTGAACCTGCTGGCGTGGGACAGGGATATCACCCGGTTTAAACATGAGCCGCTGGCGTTGTTCCGTAAACGTGTGGCGTATGCCTTTGTGAATGCCCGTGATGCCGGGTCGGTTGCGGGGTTTATCGCGATTTTCGAGCGACTCGGCATCGGGTATGTGGAGCTGGTCGAGCGTCAGCCTGGTATTGACTGGGACATTATCACGGTTCGCGTCTCTGACAGTCAGCTGGCGGCGAATACTGAGCTGATGATCCAGATTATCCGCCAGTACGGGCGTACCTGCCGCCGTTATCAGTACGAAGTGATGACGACGCTGAAACTGTTTATCAATGCCGGTTGGGATGAAGGGGAGCTGATCTGCTACAGCGCCCGTGAGTCTGCGTCCGGTACTGACAGGGAATACGGGGAGTACATGGTTTTCCCCGCTGTATCACATAACGAAAATAACGCCGTCTTTGGCGCAAAATTATAGGTGCTTTTATGAGTCAGACCGTTATCACCCAGGCCTTTGAGGAGCTTAAGGCGCAGGAAGCGGCCAATGGAGGCGTGCTTACGCTGGATGAGTTCGTTTTTGCCAGTGTGCCAGACCTGAATATTACCGATCCCATCGACCGCACCGAAGGATTGCCACCTGCGGCGCAAATCGTGCATCGCCAGGCCGTTAGCAAAACGGGCATGGTGAACAGCAACGCCGTGGTTTATTCGGTGGTGCTGGGCGCAGACGTGGGGGATTTCGAATTCAACTGGGTGGGTCTGCTCAATAAAGCCAGCGGCGTGGTGGCGATGATCGTGCATGCGCCGTCGCAGAAGAAAATTCGTACCCAGTCCGGCCAGCAGGGCAACGTGTTAACCCGTTCCTTCCTGATGGAATACAACGGGGCGTCGACGGAAACACAAATCACCACACCTGCAGATACCTGGCAGATTGACTTTACTGCTCGTCTGAATGGCGTTGATGAGCGTATCCGCAAGGAGAACAAAGATACCTACGGCGCAGCTTCTTTCCTGAAAGACGGGTTCCTGGTGTCAGGGACGAACGGCAACTACCTGGTTAAAAAGGGTGCCGCCTACATCGAAGGGTTGCGCGCTGAACTGCTGTTCGATCAGGTCATGTCAGTTGCTTCCATGCCGTCCAAAATCTGGGTCGATGTTTGCTGGCATGGCACTCTTACCAGCGTCTGGGCAGCGGCGACCAAACTCACTGTTGCGGACACTCTGGCAAATTACGTTTCGGGGGATGAGCAACATTACGTGTTTGCTATTGCCGACATTCTGGCCGACGGTTCTGTTAAAGATTTGCGCCCGGCGACGCCTGTAACGCAGCTCATGGGTTTATTGCCGCCGCCAAATGTCGTTCCATACTTCGATAAATCCTCAGAGCTGAAAACGTCGGCTCTCAGTGAATTTAGCCGCGATATGCTGGCCATTCCTGATGCGGAACACTTTCTGTCGAGCCTTGAATTGAACACCTCAGGCGGTGCGGGGAATATCGGTGGACTGGCAAAACCGGTAACGTGGACTGGGTTTGCCGGAGGCGCTGACCTTTCTGGTGCAACGCCATCCGATGCAGCCTTTGCGGCAGCTGCAGCTCATCCTTTTCCGGTGAGCATCCCGGATGGGACATATAAGCTTACAGCGAACGTGACAGGCGATTTTCTGGAGGGAACTGCAGTTACTTACAATGGAGCAGGTCGTGCTATTCCCAAAAAGATGGGTTTTTGGTCCGAACAAGGGAGCGTGCGTCTACATCGCCTTCCGGGTCGGGTTTTTATTGGTAATGCTGTTCAATACGATGCCAATTATGTGCCTGTTGAGGCCTCATTCCTGACCAGGGATGCCGGTTACGATTGGCTTGAGCGTTCAGCTCAGATGCATGTATGCCACCAGGAGGGGGGGGCAGCGATTGTCGGAAGTTCCAAATCATCCGATAAAGCCGGGGTTGTCGGCCAGACGTGTATTGGTCTGGCAGGCTATGCCTCTGCCGATTCAGGCGATGGCTCTGCGTGGGGAGCTTATATTGAGGCCGTGCGTGGGGCCGGTGTAACTTCCAACGTTTTTGGCCTGGAGTTGACAGCTAAAAATCTTGGCATAGAAACCGTTGTAACTTCTCCGTATAACCCTTTCTCTCAGGGGTCAACGATAGGTTTGTGGCTGGGTGCCGGTGGTGATGGTTCTCTGGTTCCGGCAGCGGCTGCGCCTTCTTCCGCTGCTCTCGTCATCGGTAAGAATGGTCAGCGGTGGTTGAAGGGGATTCAGTTCCAGAGTAACGGCCTTGTTGGTACTGATGGTATGGGTACAGGCTCCGCAGTCGCTATTGAGCTGGCCCGTGGCCATCGGATCATCGGCAGGCATTCAGCTTTTGTTGAGGATATTTCTGGTGGTATCTACTTTGATAATCAGTCTAAGTCTCAGGCCACCTATGCTGCGTTTACCCTCAACGGGTTTGAGGTGCATGGTGTCAATACGGATCAGTCCGCAGAAGTCACCCTGATGCGAGTTCTTCCAAACCCGAACGCTGTGAACTTTCTTGAGTTGCGCGCCGGCTCAGCCGGTGGCAGGCCAAACCTTGCCATGCAAGGCTCTGATGCGAATATCGATCTACAGTTGTCGCCAAAAGGCACTGGTATCGTTCGGGTTGCATCCAACCTGGCACCAGGCACAGCAAACGCATTTACCTGCGGAACAAACGCGTTGCCTTGGTCTGGGGGCTTTACCCAGGCTGCATTCACGGTGACATCTGATGAAACTTATAAGGGTAAGCCGATCATGCTTGCCGGGGGGGCTCTGAACTTTGCTGCAACATCCGATGAACGTGAAATGGAAAAGGGTTATGCAGATAAAATCCTAGATGCATGGGCTGAGGTTGATTTTGTCCAGTTCCAGTATCTGGATCGGGTAGAAGAAAAAGGCGAAGACGGCGCGCGATGGCATTTTGGTGTAATCGCACAGCGGGCGAAAGAGGCATTTGCCCGCCATGGTCTGGACGCTCATCGTTTTGGTTTCCTGTGCTATGACGAGTGGGAAAACCAGTACGTGAAGGTGCAGACCAACCTTGGTGAGCAGGTAACCAGAACTCGACTGGTCAGGGTGGCAAAAGAGGTAACAAAAACTCGCATCACAAGTAAGCCAGTGATGATCTCCGTGTTTCGTGAGGTTCTGATTGATGCCGAGCAGGAAGATGGAACCAAGATTAAAAAGGTAATCAAGAAGGAAATCTCGGTACCAAAAACTATACAAGTCTTTGTCTTCAATGAGGATGGATCACCCCGATTAGATGAAAGCGGCGAGCAGATGTGCGTTTACGAGCCGGTCACGGAGGAGGTGACCGAGGAGTATGTGTCGGAAGAGTATGAAGAAGTCGAAGAAGAATATCTCGATGCAGCTGATCCGGTATATGAAGACGTTCTGGAAACTCCAGCTGGTTCGCGATATGGCATCCGCTATGAAGAGGCGCTGGTACTGGAAGCGGCAGTACAGCGCCGCCGATATCAGCGTGTTCTTGCTCGCCTCGACATACTGGAGGGAGGTAATCATGCCTGACCTTTCTCCTCTGGCACACGCCATGATGGCAGTAGCCCTGCAATGCCTTCTGGGTCTGATGCTTGGGATGTGGGGAGGCGGTGGGGTCATGGGGTGTCTCTGGTTCCTGGCGCGTGAGCATACCCAGGCTGAATACCGATGGATTGCGCATTTTGGTCAGGGCAAGCGTGAAAACCTGCCCTGGTGGGGTGGGTTCGACTGGCGCACGTGGGATATGGCAAGCCTTCTTGACTGGCTTGTTCCTGTTCTGGCTTGTTCTGCCATTTTTGCTTTTGCCAGCTAAATAAAGGGAACTGGAGTAAGGATAATGTGGAAACAGTGCGACGTCCGTCCGGGAGTTATTCAGTCAGTCAGTATGTCGATCTCAGCAGCACACCCGTGGGTGTACGGCCTGGGGCAGCAGACGGCGAACGGGATTTACCTCAGTCCGGTTAATGCCGTGGGATGGCTGGCTGAAAAACTGGCTGGCATCACCGATAGCATGGATGTGGTGGTCTTTATGGTGGCCGGGCAGACCCATGATGAATTTATGGCAAACCTCGATCCGTTGACGTCGGTTTTTCCGACTCCGGCGTTTACCCAGGTATCCCGCTTGGCGCGTTCGGCGGCGGAGCTGGCGACGGTAAAGATGCAGATACCCGCAAAAGGCGCTAATGGTCTGCCGGATCCGGTTCCGCTTTCCATAGCAACAACGCGCACCATGAGCAATGCGGCGGCAGTAGCCAGCGCAGCAGCGCCGGGTTCATTGAGTCTGGCCGGGCTTAAAGCCAGCCTGGCAGATTTCACGGCGAAGCGTGCCGGGCTGTTATCCGGCATCGCGGATGCTGCCGGGGAGCTGTCGGCTAAAAGTGCCCGTGCCTGGGTGTTCACAGCAACCGGGGGAGGCGTTGAAATGGTTCGGGAATTGCTCACCGATATCCCGGCAGTGTCGTCGATATTTGCCGCTGCCATCATGCTGGCCGGTTCGGATCTTAGTAGCGTCAGGGGGATGATTCATGACAGCGATCACGCTGGCGCTTAACGGCGAAGCTATCCGGCTTAAAAATATGCGCATCACTGTTTCCCAGCAGTTCCCGGATAAAGACCAGTCGGGCGGTACATCCTCCACGGCCAAATCCGAAGAGGGTGCAAAAGGCAAGGAGCTGCGTGTGTCCGGTGAAATCCCGTTTAAGGATATCGCCATCCTGACGCGCTTGTTTCAGCTGGCCAACGCTACGGGATCAGGTGGTGCGCGTACCGTTTACCGTGTGGCAAATAATGTTGCCCGTGCGGTCAACCTGCGTGAGGCATCGTTTTCCGGCACGATTGACGCGCCTCAGCAGGAAGGGCGTATGTCCTGGCTTGTGACTTTTACTCTGACAGAGTTCCTGAGCGTGGCAGAGAAAAAAGAAGCCGCTGCCACCTCCCGCGCAGCAAGTAAGGTGCAGGGCGCTGGCGGCTCCGGTTCTGGGGTTGGGGGTGCGGCGGAGTCAGACGAAAAAATGACGTGGTTTGAGCGCAAGGTACTGAAACCCGTAAACGATGCCCTGGAGTGATAAGTGAAACCAGTTAAACGCCTGTATTTATCCACTGATGAAATCCATATGGCTGATATGAATCTGGTGCTGGAGCTGAACAGCTGCGGGCGGGGATTCATTACCGCCCAGACCGATCAGGACTATACCGGGAAAATGGTGCGTCTTGATGTGGGTTATGCCGGGGATCTGCTGCGCTGGTTTACCGGGTACGTAGAACGTTCCCAGCCAGCGGATAAGGGGTTTATGCGTATGTTCGTGCGGGAGCTGGCAGGCGTTTTTGACAGGGCGTGGCCATGTTCATTTCAGCATCCGACGCTGCGCGACGTCGCTGCCTGGCTGACGGAAAACAGCGGCATCACTGTGTCCGTCCCGGATGCCAGCTACAGCAGGACGCCGATCCCGCATTTCACCCATTCAGGTACGGGCTTCCAGCTGCTGAGCAATCTGGGTAAAGCGTTCGGTATTAACGATTACGTCTGGTATCAGTTGCCTGACGGGTCGATGTACGCAGGCGGTGCAGAGGCGGCGCTGTTCGCCGGGCGTCCGGTTGAAATCCCCCACGAGTTCAGCCAGGGCGCAGCGGGCGGCAATACGATGACGCTGCCGCTGATCCAGTCCCTGCGCCCAGGCGTGGAGGTGAACGGCGAACGCCTGACACGGGTTGCGCTGACCAATGACACAATGGCGATCACCTGGACGCCGCGCAACAAAGCCACGGGGAAGCCACTGCAAAAAACACCGATGCAGAGACAGATTGAAAGCCATTACCCGGAGCTGGCCAGCGGCCTGCATGTGCCGAAGATGGCGCGGGTGGTTGCAGCCAGTGAGCCCGTTTCTAGCGGGAATTTTGCAGATCCCTACCGCCCGCGTTATGCAGTGGATGTGCAGCTGCTTGATGCAGACGGCAACCCGGACAGTACAACCCCGGTTTACTCTGCCGTGCCGCTGCCGGTTCCGATGGCCGGGAATGATTCGGGTATGTTTCAGTTTCCGCCGGAAGGAACGCTGGTTGAAGTCGGTTTTATGGGCGGGCGCCCGGATAAGCCGTTTGTGCGCCAGACCATGCCGGAGGGGACGAGCTTACCGGATGTGAAGCCGGGCGAGCAGCTGCAGCAGCAACGTGATGGTGTATCGCAGCGCGTTACCCAGGGCGGCGACTGGGAGCGGCAGACCGATCAGGCTATCCGTGAAACGTCGATGACGCGTACCGTCACCGCCGATACGGAAACCCGCGAACTGGTGACGCGGGAAACGACCATTAAAGCCACGGATAAAACAACGGTGATCGGCACGGCCACGCTGATGGCCGGAGTGATCCAGCGTATCACCACGGGCGATTATGCGATGGCTGCAGGCGGGAACTATCTGGCCAGCATCAAAGGTGATGCTGAAACGGATATTGAAGGCCGACAGACCAGCAGGGTGGCCGGAGATATTGATATTGAGTCGGGCGGCGCGCTGACAGAGAAGATTGCCGCCCTGCGTAAGAGCGTGGCGGCTGGGCAGCAGATTATCGGCGACACGGTGCATATCGGTACCGGGAGCACCAACACCCTGACCATGCTGCTGGATACCATCGATCTGCTGGCAGAACTGGCGCAGCAATGCGCCGGGCATACGCACCAGGGAACAGGCGCGCCCAACCAGGCCAGTGCCTTTACGGAAACGGCCAGCAAGGCAGGCGTAACGCGAGGAAAGTATGAACAGATAATTGCCTGAATGTATGCACCTTTTGCCCGCCATTGCGCGGGCTTTTTTACGCCCTCTCACCAGACGCACCAGAACGCACCCTGAGCGCATCAGCAGACAACCCGCCCGCACGGAACACCCCGAAACGATCATACGCACACCGCAGGGCTGGCGCAGCAGCGTAGCCACAAAATAAACGTGTCGCAGACAAAAACGGCACTACACCGCACCCGCCTGCGGTTTTTGGATCGTAAAAATTTTTCAGTTTTATTTTTCTACAAACCAGACCGCCAGCGCGCGCCACTGCTGGCGGCTTCGCGGAAACCCGGAACTGAAAACATTGAAATGAATTTCACTTTTTTTCAGTAAAAAGGATCTGAGGAGGATCGGTTTGATTTTGTAACTATTAGATATATATGGGGAAAATTAATTTTACGTGACTTTTGGTGGATCGTTCACGCCGGGAGTGCCGGGATAGCGTTCTAAGGCGAGGCCAGGGCTGCCGAGGCTTGCGGGGCCAGAGGTGAAAAACAGGGAACTGAAAAACTCGGAGTGGCGTACACTGTAAAAATATACAGCATTTGGAGTGGCGCATATGCGGAGTGTATCTATCAACGGCGCAGTTTTCATTTTCCTGCAACGAGGTGAAAAGCTTAAAGAGAACGAAGGTCTACCACCGAACGGCTTTCCTGAACGTCGGTACGTTCTATGGCCTCGCGGTGATTACTGGGACGTACGGGAAAAGGTATTTCAGTCAGGCGGGGTCAGCTGGGAACCTATTGCGAATAAGCCGTTTCGCGATGAAAACGCTGCCTGGCAGGCTGCATATGAGCACGGGATGAATCGGTGTGAGCGGCGCGATAGAATTCTTGGGGGGACGAAAAGGGGACAGTGACCTTTATAATAAAAAAGCCACTTAGCTAATAAGTGGCTTAATTACATGATTATAAAGCTAAAATTTGGTGGCCCCTGCTGGACTTGAACCAGCGACCAAGCGATTATGAGTCGCCTGCTCTAACCACTGAGCTAAGG